TTGCGGGTTTGAAGGTCGGGCCTATCCTTTTGGAGGGTAAATTGTAACTTCCGACAAACGACACTGGGTGATGGCGACGGCTGTGGACCCTCAGCAGGTCCTGGTGATTTCGTCCTGGGGCCAGAAATGGCTTCGGTATGCTTGGGATAGGTTGATCCATGGTTCGCGTGCTGAACAGTTTGCTAAGGGTATGGTGCAGGTCCTGGATGCCATTGAAGATGAACCCTTGGCCTATGCCGAAGAGATTGTGCAGATCGATGAAAAGGTTGTGCATGATTTTATCGGCAAGACTAGGTTTGAAAGGTCCCGCCAAAGGCGAGAGAAGCGCAGGTTGGTTTTGAAGAAAGGGAACCGGAGTAGGTTCGCCGCCTCTATTGCTAAATTGGCATATAATAAGTTTGGCGAGCGTCCTATGAGCGAGTCGAACATACTCGTCACTCGCAAGTGGTTGCAGAAGCTGCTTGAGGATGGTGAGTATAAGGACTTGCGGACGGTTGATAAGAACCTCGCCATTGACCGTGCTCTTTTCTTGTCTTTTGTGCCTACCAATGACTTCCGCAAAATGAAGTTGGCCATCTCTACTAGAGCCTGGGAGCAGAGAGTGTCGAATGCAGGAGTTTTTGGTGGGATATTCGGGAAGGTGTTTGGCTTCACTAAGGATAGTGGGGCCTTCCTCCTCGAATAGGGATGCCCAGCCGAGGGCACCGGCACCGCTTGTCCAGTCACCAAGGCATTGGTGGCCAGTAATGGTTGCTACAGCTGGCAGGACGACGGTTGCCGTTTGCGGTGTGAACCGCGGTTGGGAGTTAACAAGGTGCGTCGGTATGTGCGTGTGTCGGGTGCGTCACCTAGCATAGAGATTGTTCCATTTAACCATGAATTCTCGACTTTGCTCAGGGCGGTGGTTGAGCGGGTTTTCTTCGTTAAGGGGGAGACTGGTTTTGTTCGACCGCCGCGCCCGGAGCCTGGTGTCTTTGCCCAAGTGTTGGAAAACACTAGGGCCTCTTTGGTGCCATTGCTGCCTTCGACCGCCCCTGTGAGCCATCAACATTTTGTTGATAGTAGCTCTACGGGCCGCAAGCGGCGTGTGTATCAGAGGGCCCTGGATGACCTGCGTAGGGGGCGTAGTACTCCAGAGGAGGATGCCAGAGTTTCGGTCTTTGTGAAGTATGAGAAGACTGACTTTACCAGTAAGTCTGACCCAGTTCCTCGGGTGATATCGCCACGTGATCCAAAATATAATATTCGGGTCGGGCGGTATCTCCGACATATGGAGCATCGTGTCTTTAAATCGTTGGGGAGGTTGTTTGGTCACACCACGGTTATAAAAGGTATGAATGCATTGGAAAGTGCTCGTTGCTTGAGAGAGAAATGGGAGATGTTCGCTGATCCTGTGGCCGTTGGATTGGATGCTTCCCGATTTGACCAGCACGTGTCGTTGGAGGCTCTTCGTTGGGAGCATGGTATCTATCTGGAGTGCTTCAAGCAGAGGAAGCATAAAAATAGACTAAACCGCTTGTTGAAACTTCAGGAGGTAAACCATTGTGTTGGTTACACTCCAGATGGTGTGCTGAAGTATACGGTCACAGGTACGCGCATGAGTGGCGACATGAATACGTCGCTTGGTAATTGTGTGCTAATGTGTTCTATGATACATGCTTACTTGGGTGAGCGTGGTGTTGTGGGACAGTTGGCTAATAATGGTGACGATTGTGTTGTCTTCATGGAGCGTCGCGATTTGGCAGTGTTCATGGGCGGTCTGACGGAGTGGTTTTTGAGGCTTGGGTTCAACATGGCTGTTGAAAAACCTGTTGATGAATTCGAGCAAATTGAGTTTTGTCAGACCCATCCCGTGTTCGACGGTCAGGACTGGATTATGTGCAGAAATCCGTTGTCCGCCCTGGCTAAGGATTCAACCATGTTGATGCCTTATGACCCTGTTGTTTTTCAGGGGTGGTTGGATGCTGTTGGGGTAGGTGGCCTACGAATGACGGGAGGCCTTCCCGTTTTCCAGGAGTTTTATTCTTCATTTATTCGAAGTGGGAAACGTAGAGAGGTGCCCATTGAGCTGCTTCCGTGGTCTTTTCGCAACTGGTCTGCTGGAATGGTGAGAGCGTATGGGGAGGTGCCACCCCAGGCGCGATGTTCCTTTTGGCTTGCTTTTGGGGTCACACCTGATGAGCAGGTTTGTTTGGAGCGATACTATCAACAGTTCCGTGTGTTGGATGGGATGGGGTCGTTTCAGCCCCGTCCCGTGTTGCCCGAGGGATAAACATGGGGTTCCCCCCTTACCCGCCAAATACAATTTGATGTGCTAATATAAATGCCAAGAGACTGCACGGCGGGCCCTTTGGGAGGGGGGGATGAACAGTCCCTATTTGAGCGAGGGATCCCATATAGCTCAAAATGTCTACTAAACAGATGAACCGTCTGATCAACATGATGAACGAATTGAAGGCCTCCTCCCCAGGGACCCAAACTGGCGGTGGAAGGGCCGCCAGGCGTCGCCGTAGGCGTCGTCGGGCTCGGGTTGGGGGTAATGGTGCGAATGGGCAGTCTTCTGCCATTGTTGCCCCTGCGGCTGGGTCCGCGCTAGTTCGGCGCGGGCCCAATGTGCCACGTTTAATCACCAATGGGACCGGAACTCGGGTGTGCAACACTGAGGTGTTGTTGGCTATAACTAATCCCCTTGCCTTTACGGTGGGGGATGTATATATGCACCCAGCGTTCTTTCCGTGGGTGAATACCATCGCTGGAGGTTATTCCAAGTGGAGATGGATTCGCCTGCGGTTTATTTATATACCAGTGTGCCCAACTAGCACTTTGGGGCAGGTGGTGTTGGCTTTATCCTATGATATTACTGATAATGCCCCTGCCACATCGGCTGCCTTGCAGCAGGTTTATAAGTCTGTCACTACTCCTGTTTGGGGTGGATTTGAGGGCACGGCATTGTTGAATAACATTGACGCGCCTACGGATCGTTTCCCGGGAGCTGTGGCATTGGATGTTGATACTGCTCGGCTTGGGTACAACTGGTATAGGTTCCAGAGTTCGGGTGATATATTGGCTATGAGCGCTCCTGAACAGGATGTGTTTGTGCCAGGACGTATTTGGCACGCCCGGGAGGGCGGGCTTGCGGCCCCTTTTGGGGTCGGTAACCTGTTTGCTCAGTATGAAATAGAACTGATTGAGCCGGTTGCACCCGCTATGAATGCATGAACCGCACCGGTTCGAGAGTCATATGGTCTTGTATCTGCTATTGAAAATACAAAAATAGTGTTCTGTCAGCATTTCGGGTGTGATGGTTGCCCTTCAGGGTGCGTAGGGCGGGTGTTTCGGCAGCTTGAGTGGCTGGAAATGTTGGTGACGGCTTTGTTGAAGAAAACTGATCGCCACTGTGACCAGATTGCCGAGTTGTTTGAGAGGCCTGTGGTGGTACGACCTGTGGGGATGGGACTTCCATCGCACAAGGACTGTTGGCAGAGTAGGTAGTAGTGTGTGTGTCTGTG